GCTCTAACTTTACAGACCTACGTTTCTTGCGTGGAAGCGCGCCTTTCAATGGACGATATCTCTACAGCAGGTCATTACGTCAAGTTCGCTCTCGATGACACATTCTTACGCACAGAGCCAATGGAGCGCCTACTCGTTCTTGAGAAGATGCTTAGCCTTGGTCTTATTACTACAGAGCAAGCCATGGAAATGGAAGATTTAAGTCCTAACGGAAACGAGAACGGAATCTAATGGAAACCCTATACATCGAAGCTGCCTCTATTGAGTGCAACGAGGATCGCAGAGAAATCTCCGGCAAGATTGTGCCACTAGGTACTGGCGAGGTCGGTAACACCAACCTTGGCGCTTATACCTTTGAGGCTGGCTCTATCGAGATTGGCGATGTCAGCAAGATTCGCCTGTTGTCGCAGCACGACATGAAAAAGCCTATCGGTCGCATGATTGCTGCTGAAACTCGCGCAGACGGCATCTACGCCACGTTTAAGTTATCTCGTAGCACAGGCGGAAGCGATGCCCTGCTCATGGCTCAAGAAGGTCTAGTATCCGGGCTTTCTATCGGAGCGGAAATCATTTCATCCAAGCCATCACGCGATGGTCACACAGTCGTATCAGCGGCTAAGTTAAAAGAAGTTTCTCTAGTAACAGAACCGGCATTTAAGTCGGCTCAAGTATTAGAGATCGCGGCAGAGGAAATCGTCCCTGTCGAAGAAACCAAAACAGAAAGCGAGACAGTCGTGGAAGATACCACTCCGGTCGAAGCAACACCAGTAGAAGCTGCGGCTGTAGAAGCTGCTCGCCCTACAATTACAGCAATGGCTTACACAAAGCCACGCCTTGATTTCTCAGCTCCAAAGCAATTGGAAATGACAATCAGAGCATCACTCGGATCAGATGAAGCACGCGAATATGTCCGCGCAGCAGCTGATACAACAGACAACGCAGGACTTATCCCAACACGTCAGCTCACAACCGTAATCAACGGACTTGCTAACAACACACGTTCAGCAATCGATGCAATCTCTACAGGCGTATTGCCAGATGCAGGAATGTCTTTTGAAATCCCTAAGATCACAACACTTCCAACAGTTGCAGAAACAGCAGAAGCAGGAACACCATCTAACACAGATCAGGCTTCATCTTATGTAACAGTAACAGTCAAGAAATATGCTGGACAACAGCAATTCTCTGTAGAATTGTTTGATCGTTCATCACCACTATTTATTACAGAATTAATGAACAACATGGCAGCGCAATATGCAGCCGCAACAGACAAGGCTGTTTACTCAGCACTTGCTTCAGGTGCAACTGCTGATTCAACAACACTAACAACCTATCCAACAGCATCAGAATTGCTTGGTTTTGTATCACGCGGCGCTGCTTCTGTTTACACAAATACACAAGGCTTTGCCAAAAACATCTTGATGAACACATCACAATGGGCAAACTTGATGACATTGAATGATTCGGGTCGTCCAATTTACGCGGCGTCACAACCTCAGAACGCTGGCGGCGTTGTAAGCCCAACTTCAATTCGCGGCAATGTCATGGGACTTGATCTCTATGTATCTGCCAATGTAGCAACCTCAGAAAACACAGACAAAGATGATTCAATTCTTATCATCAACCCAACTGCCTACACATGGTATGAATCACCAACATATCAGCTTCGTGCTGATGTCATTGCATCAGGTGAAATCCTTGTAGCAATGTATGGCTATGGCGCAATCGCAACCAAAATTGGTGCAGGCGCATTCGGTGTCAACAAGACCTGATCCATACGCAATAACTAAGTCGCTCAAGGGGGCTGCCAGAGCCCTTGCAGTCCCCTTGAGTCTTTAGAAAGGGAAATAATGAGTACAACAACAGTTGCAGAACTTAAAGCAGCGCTTGGCGTTGGCAGCCTGTATTCAGACGCCACAATTCAAGAAGTTTGCGATGCTGCTGATAATGCTTTGTTGCCTTTTCTATGGATGAACGAGAACTACAATATTGCTCACAGCAACACCACCACAGAAGGAACTCTTTATTTTAATGAGCCGGTCAAAGATATTTATTACATAGGACAGTCAGTTGTAATTACTAAAAACGGCTCACCTTTTAATGGCACAAAAACAATCACAGCTGTCGGGGATTATTCAATAACCTACGCTGTGACCGGCAGCCCCACAGCGTCCGAGTATCACCCGGTAGTTCCTTATGGCATTGTGTCCGGCGTAACACAGAATACTTATGCAACAATTCCGGCAGTCAGAGAAGCAAGTCTGATGGTCTGCGTATCTATCTGGACTGCTCGACAGACTAACTCTGGCAATGGTATGCAACCTGATGGATCGATGGGCAGCATGTACACAATGTCCTCACAGCTAGTGGCTCGCGTTCGCGGCTTGCTTGCGCCTTATCTCGACCCTCGTTCTATGGTGGGCTGATGCCAGCGATAACTACACTCCGCACATCAATTGCATCGGCTCTGACCGACAACTCCCTTTATTCAGTATTCTCCTTCCCTCCTGCCACGCCTATTGCTAACAGCATTATTGTGACTCCTGCCGATCCTTACATCGTGCCTACCAATAATGACTACACAGCAATTGCTCCGATGGCTAACTTTACGATTTCAATCCTTGTCCCTTTGCTCGATAACCAGGGCAACCTTGCTGGAATAGAAGCTGACGTAGTTCGCGTCTTTGCGCTTCTTGAAGCTTCTAGCATTGTATTTAATGTAGGTAGCGTCAGCGCGCCTAGCGTCCTGTCAATCGCTACAGGAGATTTACTGACTTGCGACATTGCAATCAGTACACTTACGGAATGGAGCTAATCGATGGACGATTGGACAAAGGAGCAAGCCGACTTTCTAATCAAGATTGGTCAGCTTCCACCAGTAACACAAGCAACAAAACCAACCACTAAGAAAGACGAGGAATAACCTAAATGGCAGTATTCATGAGCAATGGAGTAGTTTTAACTGTCAATGCAGTTGATCTCTCAAACCACGTTACAGCGGTAACAATCAATCGTTCTTTTGATGAATTAGAAGTTACAGCAATGGGTGATACAGGACACAAGTTCGTCAAGGGTCTTGAGGCATCATCTATTACTATTGACTTCTTAAACGACACAGCATCAGCAAACGTTTTGCAGACACTACAGGCAACATGGGGAACTAACGTTACAGTAACAGCAAAGCAGACTTCTGCCGCTACATCTGCAACGAACCCTCTTTACACAATGACATGCCTTATTAACAACACAACCGATATTAACGGCGCAGTTGGAGACCTTTCGACACAAAGCCTTACACTCAATGTATCCGGTACAATCGCAATATCAACTTCCTAAAAACTAACTAAGGGGCTAACATGGCAAAACTCAAAGTAACAAGGGCTGATGGACAAGTACAGGAGTTTGAGATAACTCCTGTATTGGAATACAGCTTTGAGCAATACGCCAAGAAGGGCTTTCACAAAGCTCTTATTGAGGATCAGAAGCAGTCAGATGTTTACTGGCTGTGCTGGGAAGCAATTAGGCGTTCGGGTGAAACAGTCAAACCTTTCGGGGAATCATTCCTTGAGACACTCAAGTCAGTCGAGGTCTTAGAGTCTGACCCTTTAGGGTAGATCGGAACTCCCTCACCTATCTCGCAGCTCGCTTGAGTTACGAGTATGGAGTTCCCTTCCAAACCATGGTCGAACTACCGGCAGCGGCGTTTAAGGCACATATAGAAGTCCTTAAGGACTTAGCAAAGGAGCGAAGCGATGCCAGTAAAACTGCAAGGCGCTATCGCTCTTAGGAAAGCCTTACGCAACTTTGAGCCGGACTTGGCTAAAGAGACAACTAAAGAGATTGGCAACTTTCTCAAGCCAGTAACTCGCAATGCCCGAGGCTTCTTGCCTTCTAATGCTGAAGCACCTTCTGGCTGGCTTAAGCGCGAAGGCGCTAAGGGTCGCTGGTCTACTCGCTATTATGACAAGGCACTTGCAAGTCGCAGCATTGGCTACAAGTCATCACCTAGCAAACCTAATCGTTCTGGATTTCGCGCCTTGGCTTCTATCTTTAACAAGTCTGCTGCCGGAGCAATCTACGAGACAGCAGGACGCAAGTCTGGAGTTACCGGAAACTTCACTCCGAGACTCGGTGGCAAACTTACAGGCGAAGGTCAGAAGATGACAGGTCGCGCAATCTTTAGAGCCTTTGAAGAAGATCGTGGCAAGGCTACAGCCGGAGTTCTAAAGGCTATAGAGACTTCAGCAGCTAAATTTAATGCTAGGAGACCAGCCTGATGGCAGACTTAAGAGTTGATATTGCGTCCGAGTTCACCGGCAAGGCAGCCTTTACAAAGGCACAGAAAGCCACAAGCTCGCTAGATAAAGCAGTCGGAAAACTAGGCAAGCAGATTGCGTCAGTTTTTGCCTTTACAAAGATTGTGGCATACGGCAAGGCATCAGTTAAGGCTTTTGTTGAAGAAGAACGGGCAGTCTCACAGCTGACAACAGCAGTCAAGAACCTTGGTCTAGCCTTTGCCCAGCCAGAGATTAACAATTACATCAGCCGCCTAGAAGCAAGCACGTCTATAGTCGATGACCAGTTGCGCCCAGCGTTTCAGGCATTGCTAACAACCACAGGATCACTTACTAAATCCCAAGAACTTCTAGGACTTGCTATTGAAGGCTCACGCGGTAGCGGTATCGCACTTACTACAGTTACACAAGACCTAGCCAATGCCTATAACGGCAATACACGAGGTCTGCGTAAGTACAACCTAGGACTTACCAAGGCACAACTTACAACGATATCTTTTGCGGACGTGCAGGAACGCTTTGCGCGTCAGTTTTCTGGTGCTAACGCAGCCTACTTAGAGACCTACGCTGGCAAGCTTGATGTTCTCAAAGTGGCTTCCGAAACTGCAAAAGAGACAATTGGAAAGGGCTTAGTTGATGCCCTGGTCTTAGCTGGTGGCAAAGATGGAGATATTCAAAATGTGTCAGATGCAATGGGATCACTTGCAGAATACACGGCAGACACAGTTCGTGGTATGGGAGTCTTAATAGCCAAGATAACTCAACTAAACGATAAGGTCGCTGGTGGTGCGCTAGGCAAGATTATTTCTGGCGGCTTTAACCTTGGCTTTACAGGACTACTTAACAGACTAGGCAATAAAGCTCAAGAACGTCCGACAGCAGGACGCCGCTTTATGGGTGGGCAACAGGCTAACCTTTACTCATCTAGTGCGGCAGCCGAAAAGAAGTTTCAAGCGCAGCAGAAAAAACTAGCAGATGCACAAACTAAGGCAACTAAGGCACTTACAGCAGAGCAAAAGAAACAAGCAGCACTTAAAAAGGCTGGGTCAATATTCGACCTGGAGCAAGTGCAACTTATTGCTGCCTTAAAGGGTAAGTTATCTGATGAGGATCGTAAGCGCGTTGAACTTCAGTTTGCTTTAATTACAGGCAATACTAAGCAAGCCCAGCAACTTACTTATGAACTAGCAATTGCTCAAGGACTAGGCAAAGACATTGCTAAAGACCTAGCAAGCCTTCCACCAGCTGCTAATCCTTTTGCTGCGTGGGAAGCCTACCTAGACATGCTTATGATTAAGGCTCAAAAGGTTGCAAGCGTTAGTGGAACTGTTGCTGTTGCAGCTGCTTCAAGCGTTAGCAGCGCAGGGTCATCAATCTATGTGGGCGGCACAAAAGTAGATTTACCTGCCACAAACGTAGCGACAATGCCAAAGCCAGCAGCCACAGCAATAAGCGGCGGTGGACAACAGGCAACTACTTATGTAGGTGGCACTCCAATTTATGTCCAGATTGACGGAAAGACCATAGCCTCTGCATTACAAGACTCATCTCTTTCAGGTATCGGATCATCAGTAAACAGAACTGGTAGATAACTATGGCGCTGCCAGCAGAAATTTCGGTTTCGTTTGACTTTTC